GGGTGGGGGCGCTGGCCGGCGCACGGCCTGGCACCGCCACGTCGAGCTGTAGCGTCACGGCGCGCCCCGGCCCCATGGTGGCGGACAGCACCTGGCCGCCAAAGCCCCACTGCGTCAGATCGTGCTGCAGCGCCAGCACCGACATGCGCCCATAGGCCAGGTGCTCAATATCGGTGCTGTAGCTGATCGACTTGTACTGGTACAGGCTCTGCGCCAGGTGCCAGCGTGCAAGCGTGGCCGCATGCGCCTCGCTGGTCACACCCTCGCCGGTCACCTGCGCCGGGTTGAGCATGGTGGTCACGCCCGGCGCCGGGACACGCAGGGTCCTGGCCTCCCACGTGGCGCGGTCCAGGTAGCTGTACTCGATGCCGTCGGCACCGTTGGCCAGCGTGTATTCGACCTGGAACTGCCCCTTCTTGATGGTGGCCATGTTGACCACGCCCGACAGCGGCTGCTCGTCAGCGGCCCACGTCACGGCCAGCCGGCCCTTCGGCCATGCGATCTGGCCGAAGCCGGCCAGCGCGATCGCATCCATCACCGCCTGGTGATTGCGCTTGTCGGTAACCAGGTAATCGTAGGTGAAGCCATTGGCCGCACAGTGCAGCGTGAAGGCTTTCAGCGCCTCCACGTCGATCTGGCTGTCGGGCAGGCCCATGCCGGCGATGCGAACGCCGGCCGGCGACTTGATGCCGCGGGCGTAGGCCAGGATCTGTGCACCGGGGTTGCTGCTCTCTTCGGTGACCCAGCCGATGGCGTCACCCTTCCACACCGGGATCGGCTGCGCGTGGGCTACGGTACGCACCTCGTCCGGGCTGCCGTTGAGCTGTCCGGACGCCTTCATGCGGATGCCGATGCGCGGGATGCCGTCGTAACTGGCGGTATCCGGCAGCACGCTGACCAGGTTGGTCCAAGTGAAGCTGGCCTGCGCATTGTTGCCGTCGGTGTTCTGCCCGGTGGTGCGCAACTGCACTTCGTACTGGCCCGGGGCCACGTCCAGCCCGTAGGTGGCCCGACGCGACTTCTGCGTCCGGCCGGAGACGGCATAGGTGCCAAACGGGCGCCAGGCGCTCTCGCCCACGGCACGGTACTGGATCTGGATCTGCTCGCGGTTTTCGTACTCGCGGCCCTTCGAGTCGGCGTCGAAGATCCGGAAATCGATGTTCACCTGCAGCCGGATTGCGCCCGGCGAGCTGGTGCGCTGCACCCACTTGCTCGGGGTGTGCTTCGGGTCGCTGCTGGTGTCATAGATCACGCCGCCGTCGACACTGCCGGCGTTGCTGTAGAGCGGGATGGCCTGGTTGGGCATGCCCGGGAAGCCGTTGTACCAGACCTGCACGCCCTCGTAGCTGCTCAGCAGCGCATCACCGTTGTAGATCGCTTCAACGCGGCCCACGTTGAGCCCAGGGGTCAACAGCAGCGACAGGTACTGCTCATCGCCCTCATAGTTCATGTAGGGCTTGCTGGCCACGTCAGGCGCAATACGCACGCTGCCGAAAAGCAAAGGCAGGGGTTCGTAGGCGCGCGAGCGGTTGCGCGGAGCCGACAGGGAGAAGACGGTGTCAGCAGGAGTGATCTCGGCAGCCTTGGGCAGCTTCGGCCCGAGCACCTTGTTGATCAGGATGCTGCCGGCCACGTAGACCGCCACGCGCGCGATGGCCGTGCCGAGCACGGTGGACGTGCCGATGCTGAAACCAGCGATGGCCGCACCGCCCAGCGTGAAGTAGGTCAGCGCGATCATGGCCACAAGGCGGATCGCACTCCTGCCGACCACGCCCCGGATCTCGATCACCTGGCCGTGCTTCGGATAGACATGGCACCACAGGTGCCGCTCCACGGGCCGGCCGCCGATGGTGACCAGCCACGCCTGCCCGTCCAGCCCATGCACGTGGCGCGCAAGGAAGCCATACAGGCTCTCACCCGGGCGCAGGTCCGCTTCCAGGTTCTGCTGGCCATCGAGCATCACCGGATGCGGGGTGATGATTAGACGGCCGGGATCGGTGGACGGGAGCATCAGGCCCATGCGTAGTAACCCTCAATTCGCAGCCCGAAGTCGGGCAGATCGCGCACGCGGTGCAGCACGCTGCAGCCGTTGCGCTCGTTGCTGTGAAGAACCCAGCCCTCATGGGCCAGGAAAAAGAAAACCCCGGCATGGCCGGGGTTTCGGTGTCCCTGATCGATCATCAGGACGAGGTCGCCATCTTCGGGGGGCCCGACGCGGCGGTGTGCATAGGGCCGCGATAGCGCTCCCAACTCGGCAGCACCCTGCTGTCCGCGAGGGCGGCGCCCCGGCAGCGTGATCGCCCGCCCGAACAGCTGCAGCTGCACCAGCACCACCAGGTCGGCACAATCGAAGCAGTCTGTGTCGTAGGGGACGCCCACGAACTTCTCCACGTCGGCCAGCCGCATCAGAAGATCCCAGGCAGGGTGAAGGGGTTAGCGCGCAGCGTGACCGCCTGCTGGCGCATCAGGAAGTCCACACCCAGCTGAGCCGAAGCCGTGCGGGTGTTCACAACCACCTGCGTCATTGGCAGGTCGTAGCTGGCCTCGATCACGTTGGGGTCAGCTCGATCGGTGATCATCAGCCGCGCTGTAACCAGCTCCCCGGGTTGCAGCCGCTCCAGATCCTCGGTGATCGAGCGGCCGACGTTGTCCAGCACCAGCTGGGCGCGCGGCGCCTGCCCGCCCACGTCGTCGGGCAGCTTGAAGCCGAACGGGAAGCCCGTGTAGACCTTGCCCTGACTCACCCAATCGGTCGTGTCGTTGACGATGCGAAGCACCTCCACGAACGACGGGGCACTCAGCTCCAGCAGCAACAGGATGCCTGCGGTGTCGTCGGTGCGCTGCCGACGCTCCGTGAATGTGCTCATCGCATGTACTCCACAACCGCATCCAACCTGAAGTCTCCAGGGAGTTTCTCGTCAGGCACAAGATCACCAATTGCGCCATTCTCAAACCGAGCCTTGATCACCTTCCCTGTGTATGGATGCACCATTTCAAACCAACCGATTCGCTTGATCGCGTCGAAGTACCACTCATCGAAAGCCATGGCGTCATCGATGTTCGCGAAGTAGAAAATCATGGACTGCTTGACGAGCACCTGACTGTTCAGCAGCCGTTGCCGAGGAACACCCCTCTCCATCTCCGTGCGCTCGACCGAAGGATCGATCGAGCGCTTCTGCCCATCAAAAGTAATCCTGGCGACAGCCGGCAACGTCTCCATCAGATCTAATCCCCTAAACCGAAGCGGCCCTTGATTGCCGAGTACGAGGATCCCGTTCCACCAGCAATCCGCCCACCAATGAACTGGTCGACCTGACCCAGCAACACGTCAATGTCGAGCCCTCCGCTACCATTGCGCGAGGCAGTAGCTGTGGTGCCTGCGGGAGCGTTCGACACTTTGATGTTCACTGCTCCACCAATCGGGCCGCCAGCGCCCATAGCTCCGACCAGCCCGCCCTCTGCATAGCCACGCAGCCCGCGCCGCATGGCCTCAACCACGCCCAGGCCGCCCGCGCGTGCAATGTCCGCTTGCGACCAAACCACCTCGCCCTTGTGCACGATCCCGGCAGGCTCATTCACGCCTCCTGGGCCGGTGTAGCCACCGACGGTGAAGCCCCGCGGCGTGAAGCCTCGCATCTTCTGGAACAACTCATCGTTGATGCTGCTGGTACCCATTGTCACGGCCGCATTGCCAGTAGTGTTCAGCCCACCACTGAGCGCGCCGAGTACCCCACTCATCCACGATCCGCCAACACCGGTCAGGGCCTGGCGGAGCTGGATACGTGCCAGGTCGGCCATAACCGAGCGGGTCAAGTCCGAGAAGCTGACCTTTCCGGTCTGCGTGAACTTCACCCACACGTCTTCGAGGCCACTGAACACCGATCCGACAACGCCGCCCATCTGCTGCGCGGCGTTGCTGGCCTGCTGGCGGTAGTTCTCCCATGCACTGGCAGCACCGAGCAGCCAGTTGCTCTCGGCAGACTGAAGCTCTACATATCCATCGCGAATGGCCTGCACGCGATCCAATGTCTTGGCCAGCAGGATCGCCTTCTCTTCTTCGAAGGTGGAATCGTCGATCTGATCCGCATTGCGCTGCAGCGTGAGCTGCCTCAGCTTTTCGGCCTTGTCATCATAGGCGTCGTTGATGCGCTGCTGAATCTCATACTCACGATCGCCCATGCCGACCTGGGCAACACGTGTTTCCAGGTGGCGCCGGAGGGCCACGTTGCTGGCCTCAAGTGCGTCGGTGTATGCGTCGATCGCAGCTTTGCGTGTCTTCGTCGCACGCTCTTCCTCAGTCGTCAGCACCTGCAGCTTTGCTGCCCCCTCAGTGCGCACCTTGGCCAGCCTTGCCTCAAGCTCTCCCAGCTGGCGCTTGACGGTGATCCCCTCCTTGCCGGCCACGTTCTGCCGGCTCAGGAAAGATATCTGAGCCTCAAGAGAGCGGACATCAGCGTCGGTGCCGGCCTGGGTCAGCTCCCGCATGCGGCTGTAGTAGGCCTCGGCAGTGATCTGCCGCGCGGCATACTGTGCACGAAGAGTCTGGGTGCTGGCTGCAATGGTTGCCTGCTCCTGAACCAAGTCGTCCTTATAGCCCTGAAGGCCTGCACTTCTTGCAGCTGAACCGCTGCCCGAATTGGACTTCTCCTTGTATTTCTTTTCGATCGCTCCAACCGCAGCTGCGCGACGCTCTTCGATCTTCTCGACCTCTGCTGTCAACCCAGCGGCCACGGCCTTCCTGCGAGCGATCTCGGCCTCACCATTGATCCGGCCAATCTCAGCACGCTTCTTATCAACCTTGGACTCTTGTTTCTCGATGATGCCGTCCATCTCTGCAACGAAGTCGAGAGAAGCGGCCTGCGCCGCCTTCAGCTCGGCATCCTTGCGCTCCTGCGAAATATCAGCTGCTATGTCTTTGATCTGCTTAGCCCGCGTCTGAATCCGCTGCTGGTATTGAAATACCCATGCGGAACTCATGCCGTCCGCGACGCCCTTGTTCATAGTTGCAACATCACGCTGGTTAGCGAGCAACAGTTGTTGCATCTGCTCGGCCTGTGGGCCAGCACCGGTGCTGGCCTGCATGGCGCCCCACGCCCTTGTTGCTTCGCTCCAGATGGACCGCCAACCGCGAATGACAGGATTTTGACTAGCACGAACCCTGGCCAGCGCCATCTCGGTCTCACCGGCGGATGCACGCGTGATCATCGTAGCCGCATCCTGATTTCGTCCTTGCTCTTGCAGCGCTTTAACCTGCTCGTAAAGTGCCACGGTCATGAAGTCGATCTTCTCGTTCAACTTCGCGGCATTCTTCACCGGATCCTCTGCCAGTTTGGCGTAGAGGGACACCGTCTCCTCAATGGATTGGCCGGTTATCTCCTTCATAGCGACGGCTGCATTGGCGACTGCCTGCATGTTTCGCTCAGCAATTCGTCCATTGGAACCAATCGCTAGCGCTGCCTCTTCGCCCGCGCCTGAAGATACTTGCATCGCCTCGCTCGTGCGCTGTGCCAGCGTCACCAATGTCAGTGTGGTGGCCGCCGCCTCATTTCGAGACAGGGCCAGTGCCTTGGTGTATGCCTCCTGCCGCTTTTCAGCGTCATACCAGGCATAGACGAGCACACCGACTGCCGCAGCAGCGACCGTGTACGGGTTCACCATGCCCAACAAGGCCGAAGACACACCCTTCAGCGCCGGTTCCACACCGCCGAAGCTGTCCTTGATCTGGCCACCTTGCTGCACCAGCACGGTGAAGAAGGGCATGCCGCCCTGCAGGCTGGTGAATATGTCGGTGAACTGCGCCGGAAGCTGACGCATGGCCTGTGCCGTCTGGCCCGCAGAGATCCCGAGGTCAGAAATCGGGTTCTTCGCCGGCAACGGCCGGCTGGCCTCGCCGCGCACTTCGCGTAGCTGCCTGGTCAGCACGCCCAGACCCTGACGAATGTCGGCCAAGTCCGCGCTGATACGGACACGCAGGTTGGCAGATGGCTCAGCCATTTGTGGGTAACTCCTTCGGGGGTTGAGCCGGAGTGATGCCGGTCATCAGGTTCTGGAATTGCTGCCAGCCGGCCGCATCGGCGCCGAATGCCACTCGAACGGCCAGTGCCAGCTCGGCCAGCCGCTGCCGGTCGTCTCTGGCCGCAGCTGCGGTAAAGGCCCGCAGCTGCGCCAGGGTGTAGCCGAGAGCTTCGCGCCGGCGGTGCCCGCGGGCGATCAGGTACTGGACGAAGTCGGCGATGCCGACGGGCTGACGGTCGCCCTGATCGCCTCCACCATTCGCCTCAGTCGTAGGGCAAAAAAATCGCGATTGAGGCCCGCCACCGCCTCGAGCAGCTGCGCTACTTCTTCCAGCGACCCTGCAGCAACCCACTGTGGTTCGCGGTTCACCACCACAGCCAGAGCTGTGGCGATCTCGGTGCTGTCCTGTTCGAGCAGATCCAGCACCAAAGCTCCGACGTCGACCGCCGACGACCCCTCGGGCAAACCGGCGATCATCGCGATACGCCCGATAGTGGAACGGCTGGCGGTGATGAACGGCCCCAGCTGCTCGAGCCGCAGCGGCCCCACGACCAGTACCTCTCCACGGAAAGAGACTGTACGAGTGGGCGGAGTGATGGCATCCATGTCGTGCACCTTCACTTCTCCTGCTGCCAGTAGAAGTAGGCGGACTTATCGCTGCCAGTGGCCTTCGCGGCGTCCTTCAGAAGCTTGCCCGGCACGCTACCCTGGCCGAACTCGTTGCCGATGAGCCCCATGCTTTCGATGACGCCGCCGGACACCTTGTGGCAGACCAAGCGCACAGCCTTCCCACTGCGCGCTTCGTTCGCGCCGTAGAACTGCACTTCATAGAACTTCTGGCTGGTAACTGCTGCTTCGACGTGCCCGAGAGCCACGTTCTTGTACGAAACCTTGACGTTCGGGCTACCGTCCGGGTCGCCAGCTGCAATCGAGGATCCGACCGGAATGAACAGCATGCCGCGCTCGAAGCGGTAGTCTTTGCCGGCCTCATAGGTGGCGGTGCCCGTCATCGGCTTGAGCGAGGTGATCTCGGCAGCAATGCGCGCCAAGGGAGCGAATGCACCCACCGATACGCGCACCGGCTCGTCAGCAACGGTGCCGGCAGCGATATCGGAGGCCTTGCCGCGGGTGGCGCGCGCGAAGTTTGCAGGGCTGAAATCGTGGAAGGTGTAGTTGAGGTTCCACCCGGTGACTCGATCCACGCTGTTGGCCATGCCGCCACCTGGGTTCTGGTTGTCGGCCAGCTCGATGGTGTTGGTCTGCGCCGCGGTGCTGAACGCGGAGACGTTGCCGATCTCTTCGAACGGCAGGCCGCTGTTCCACTCGCGGATGAGGACGATGCCGCTGCCCAGGTAGCTGTAATCTTCGGCCATGATGGCTCTCCAGTTGGGTTGCCGCTGTGCGGCGGGTTATTTCTTGGGGATATGGGACTGGTAGGTGAGCAACACGCCCACCCAGCCCGCGCTGGCCTTCTCCGGCATAAGCGGCTCCATGCCGACGTACACCGGCACCTGGATGCCGTCAGGGAAGTTGCGGGCGACCTCGCGGGTGTCCAAGGCCGCCTCGATGTCGGTTACCAGGTCGTCCAGCACCCGCTGGTAGTCCTCGGTGTCGGCGGGCACCTTGGCGATGACGCTGACCGTGGTCAGTCGGTGCGTACTGACCTTTGAGGGGCTCTCCGGCCGCTGTTGCTTCTCGATCAGGGCCGTCAGCACGGCCTGGGTATCCTGATCGCCGGGAGTCGGCTCCAGCGTCCACCCGGCACCGGCATCAGTCAGATAGCCGTTCTCAATGCTGATCTGTTGAAGTGTCTTCTCCATGGCCAGCAGCAGCTGGCGGCGTGGGCTGGGGGTGCGATCAGACATTGGCCACCTCCCACACCGCCGTGGATTCGTCGGCACGGATCTTCTGGACCAGCTTCAGCCGGCGACCGGTGCCGTCGATAGACACCACGCCGCCAGCGCGCGGGCTGATCTCGGCCAGCTGCAGCGTGACCCGATCAATGGTGGTCGAGATGGGTGCCAAGTCATCCGGCGTGAATTGCTCAACGTCCTCGTCCAGCAGCACGGTGCACGGCACCTCTGCCTCACCGCCCGGCTCCTTGTAGTGGGCTGCATCGGCGACGCCGACTGTACGGAAGGCTCCGAACGCGACTGCGTCGAAGGCCTGCATGAAAGCTTTCTGGCTCAAGGCAGCGGCCTCGCGGTTTCCATCGCCTTCTCCAGCTCGCGCATAAGGAAGAACGGCATCAGCCGCTTCCAGGTGTCCTCGGCCATGCCGAAGATGTCGTAGCGCGGCGTGTACGCGGCGGTGTTGGTGAAGATGAAGATGGATCGGACGCCAGATCCGCGTCCGATCCGCTCGTAGATGCCCGGGTGCAGCACGCCACGGCGCTTGGTGATCACGAAATACTCGCCATCACGGTTGTTGCGTTTGCCCCGTCGCCGTTTCTGGCTGACGTTGGTCTGGTTCTGGTACAGGTCCCGCTGCGCACCCAGCTGCGACAGGATCTTGGTCACCTGGCCGGCAGGTACGTTTCCGAACTGGTTGGCTTGGGCACCCCGCCCCATCACTGCGAACTGGGTCGGTGACAGTAGACCTCGGCTCTGCAGCAGCCGTTCGAATCCCTTCCGGCGACGTTGGCCACCCTCGACTTCTGCCAGCAGGTACTTCGCTGGTGGCGTGCCCTTGAAGGCTTCGTCCCGGATGTAGATTTCGGCGTATGGCTGGGCCTTGGTGGCCTTGCGGTATTGAGCCGCGTTGGTGGTCAGCGGCGTGGGGCGATCGAACACTTTCGGCGCCTGGCGCTTCCAGCGCTCGCGGATCTCATAGGCCACCTTGTTGGCGGCCTGCGACGCAGCGAACGGCAGCTGCGACTGCTCCAGATCCGTGAGCTGACGCCCAAAGACATTGTCGGAGTCAACCCCGATCTTGATCTGGGCCATGGCCCCTCCTACCCGGCCCCCCCAAAGGGGCCGGGCCAAAAAGGCTTACTTCGCGCCGGGTTTCAGGCGGATCACTGCGTCCGGTCGGGTGTTGATGTTCAGCGGGTTGGACTGGCTTTCCAGCTGAATGCCCTTGTTCATGCGCATCGGAGCGGTCTTGGTGTAGTACGGCAGGCCGATACCGCGCACCGTTTCCAGGTAGTCCGCCGGCGCGAAACGGGTCAGGAACATGTCCGGCACACCGAGTGGGAACGCGATGGCTTCGCCGTCGGCCAGAGCCAGATCGCCGCCTGTGTTGCCCTGCAGCTCTTCGAAGGTGATATCACCGAACACGAAGCCCTTGCGGACGTCATCGCGCAGCGCCGCACCGTCCTGCCAGCGCTCATAGGCCTTCTGTACTTCCGGGTGGTCGGTCAGTGCGTCGAAGAAGCCAGCGCTGCAGAACACGTGGACGCCGGTGTACGGGATGCCGCCCAGCTTGTCCTCGATCGAGCGCTTGATGGCCATGCACTTGGCGCGGACCTTGGTGGCGTCCTTGTTCAGCTCCATGCCGATGACGGACTGGTCGACACCGAATTCTTCGTAGAAGTCGATGATCACCGAGCCGTCGGCATCGAGCAGCTTGCCCTGCAGCGCGCCCATGCGATGGTACTCGATGGTGAAGTCCAGGTCGCGCTTGTGCACCACCTGCAATGCGTTGACCACGGCGGCAACGTTGTTGCCTTCCGGGTCGGTCGGGTCATAGACACCCAGCAGCTGGTCAGCCATGACCGTCGAGTTCTGCGGCAGGTGGGTGGTTTCCAGCAGCTTCACCTTGCCACGCTCCAGGCCCTTGGGCTGACCGGGCGCACCGCGCGGGACGTTCGGGACCAGCACCAGCTTGGTGCCGTTGATGCCGACCTTGACGATGGTGGTGCCGACCAGGCCCTGTTCCTGGAACAGGCGCATGTCGGCCAGACGGGTGGAGATGCGAGGCAGGTTGTTGATGTAGGCGTTCAGGGCATCGAAGCTCAGCACGCCCAGTGCCAGGAGGGTCTGCAGATCCATGGTGATTGTTCTCTCGATAGGGGATACAAAAAGGCCCCGCCGAAGCGGGGCCAAGGGTCAACGGGTAAAAGGGGCGCTGCTCGTCGGTCAGCCGCCGGCAGCAGCGGAAATGGTGATGGTCCCCGTGATGGCTTCGCCCAAGTCGGTGGCGGTCACCTTGAGGGTGTAGTCGCCGGCGGCGCTGAGCGTCGCGGCATCCCAGGTGATAACACCGCCCACGGCTGCCTTCGCGCCGCCACCAGCCAGGGTGCCGGTACCGGTGGCCTTGGCCAGGGTGGCGCTGACGGTGCTGTCAGTTACCAGGGCGCCGAACACGTCCTTCACGTGCGCAACGATCGGGCCCACCACCTCACCGGCGGTGCCGGTCAGCGGCACTGAGACGAACGCCAAGCTATGGGCAGCGTTCGATGCGATCGGCGCCTGCGTCCAACGGGTGATGATGCCGGACTCGGCCAGGCTCAGCGCGGCCAGCAGCTTCTGGTCAGCGGTGACGCCACCGGCCCACACCAGCTTTTCGCCGAATACCTCAGCGTCGCGCGCGATCGCCGCACCCTTGACGGCCAGCGCCGCAGGATCAGTGCCGGTGTCGATCGGGCCGTACAGCACCTTCACCGCGTCGGTGCCGTTGGCAGCGACGGTGTTATCTGCCTTCAGCAGGGTGCCGGCGGACAGCATGCCCTGCCCGGCCGGCAGACGGATCAGTTCACGGCTGCGCTCGCCGCCCGCTTCGGACAGCAGGAATTCGCCGGTACGGGTTCCGGCCAGGGAGATTTCCATCGTCAGTTACCTCGTTGCTTGTAGATGTGGTTGGGATT